GCAGAGGATAAAAATTTACATTGAGTAAACAAATCTAAGGGAGATTTAGTAACAGGACTACCTGTTAATATCCTACGAACCAAGGCTAACGGAGAAAGAGCTAAAAGGTTCTTTGTCCTCTTTGCCTTTTGATTTTTAATACTAGTGGCTTCATCAATGACAAAAACACTTTTAGGATGCTTTTTAAAAAACAATGAAGCACCTGTTAATCCATTTTTAGTAGAGAACGCTTCTACATTCATTAATAAAATATTTAAACGATCAGGGACGGTCTCTTTCATTAAATCATATTTTATTTTTTTCTTGACGTTCCATAATTGGATATATGTTTTTATTTGATCCGATAAATGATTTTCTATTTCTTTCTCCCACATCGCATATACCGATTTAGGAGCAACAATTAATGCCGAATCAATCTCTCCTTTTAAGTAAAGGATACCTATATTATCTATGGTGGTCTTCGTCTTACCCGTTCCCATATCCATAAAGAATGCCCAGTTCTCTTTATTTTCGCAATCTTTTAAAGCATCCAACTGATGCTGATAAGGTACAGTTTTAAATTGATATTCCATTAAAAATGTTTATAAACTATTTCTTGACATGTACAACAATTTAAATAAAAGGAGGACATCATGGATTTTGAACATATATCAATAAATGTAGACGAAAATAAAGTAGGTAAGATCAGTGAAAAATGTAATGAACTACAAGATTTACAAAAAGAGATTGCAACTAAAAAAGCAGAATTGTCTGTCGTAGAAGACAGGGCAAACCTTCTTCAAGAACGGGTCATTCCCGACTTGATGCAGGAAGCAGGAGTGAGTTCTATTAAACTTGCAAATGGTAACTCGGTAGAAGTTAAACCTTCTATCAAAGCCTCTATAACATTGGGTAATGCCGAGAAAGCGTATTCGTGGCTTAGAGACAATGGCCATGGCGATTTAATAAAAAACACGCTCACTGCTTCCTTTAATAAAGAAGAGGATGCTAGAGCATCCTCTTTAATGAAAATGTTTGAGGATCAAGGTTACACTTATCAACGTAAAGAAAAAGTGGAGCCTATGACTCTAAAAGCATTTGTATCGGATCAAATAGAACGAGGTAAAGATATACCTATGGATCTATTTTCTATATACATAACTAACAAAACAACAATCAAACAATAAGGAGAAAACATGAGTGACGAACAAGTAAAAAGTGTTGCGAAAAAACAAAACACTGAAGTAGCGACTGTTGATGCAGAGCAGTTCGCAGACATTGGATTTGAAAATATTGGAGCAAACGATATTGCTTTACCATTTTTAAAAATCTTAGGTCAATTATCACCTCAGGTAACTGCTGGTGATTCAAAATACATCCCAGAAGCAAAACCTGGTATGATTTTTAACACAGTAACTAATCAGCTATATGATGGTCAAAAAGGAATTCAAGTAGTTCCTTGCCATTATAAACTTCAATATATTGAATGGAGAGACAGAGGATCAGAAAGATCTAATGCTCCTGTAAATATATATAGTAGTGATTCTAATATTATGTCTGAAACTACTAGAGCAGATGATAATAAAGACAGATTAGATAATGGTAATTATGTAGAGGAGACAGCAAGTCACTTTGTGCTTTTAGTAGCCGATGACATGCCTCAAGAGACTGCATTAATTACTATGAAATCCACTCAAAGAAAAAAATCTAAAAAGTGGAACTCTATGATGATGTCTGTTAAAGCAAAGAAGAAAGACGGAAGCATATATAGACCTGCACCATTTACTCAAGTGTACAATATAAAAACAGTACTGGAGAAAAATAGTTTAGGAGCATGGTATGGATGGGATATTTCTCATACACGTCCAGTTCCTAATGAGGCTGTATTAAAATCAGCACATGAATTCTATCAATCATGCGCAGGTGGAGATGTAAATGTTAAATATGATACAGAAGAAGGAACAGAAAAAGCTCCTTTTTAATGAACTCTAATGTAACAATCTTGGAACAGTTTAAAAACCTGTTCCAAGGCTCACACACATATTATGGTGAATCTAAACCAACGGGTCAAAAGAAACCTAATGGTAAGTCTGAATACAAAAGCTGGATTAAACAAACACCGATCACGGACAACGATTGGAAAGAACACATTGAAGGAACTAGACACATAGGTACCGTTCCTATCAGAGATAATTCTACCTGCGGATGGGGAGTAATAGACGTAGATAGATACAACATAAATCATTTAGAATTAATTAAAATTATACGAGAGAGAAAGTACCCTTTAGTTCCATATAGATCTAAATCTAATGGATTACATTTATTTATTCACTGTAAAGAAGCAGTTCCAGCTAAGTTAATGAGGCAGAAGCTAATTGAGATGGCTAGTGACTTAGGTGTAAGAGACGAAACAACCGACATTTACCCTGCTCAGGATGTAGTAGATTTAACTCCAGATGCTTGGGAAGATAAGAGAAAAGGAAACTTTGTTAACCTTCCCTATCAAAATGCTAAAAGATCCACTCGTATGGCCATGTATGACGATGGAAAGAGCGTTCCTATAGAGGAGTTATTTAAACATGTAGAGAATTTTAAAGTAAGTGAAGAACAATTAACCAAAATTAACGCTGAATCTACTTCGGAGCCAGAGACTAAAGACTATCCTCCATGTGTCTCTCACTTTATGAAGAATAAGGTAAAAGAAGGACAGGGTAGAAATGATGCTATGTTTAACTGTGCCGTATTAGCCAAAAAGATTAATCCAGATCCAGATTACTGGCCAGAATTAGTAAGAGACTTTAATAAAAAAGTTGGTGAGCCCCCGTTAGATCCTAAGGAATTAAATGTATTAATAAAACAGCACACTAAAACCGATTATAACTATAGATGTAATTCTTCTATCGCTAAAATGAATTGCGATGCAAAAAAATGTATCACTAAAAAATTAGGTATTAATCCTAATGAAGCAATGCCTGAAGTAGGTAAGTTAATTAAGTATAATGTGTATCCTGAGCCTTACTGGGTTCTTCCAGTAAATGGAGTAAACATTAAATTAGATAATAAAGAATTATATTCTCAAAGATTATTTGCAGAGAAGCTTCAAGTAGCAGATATAGTATGGAGAAATTTAAAACAAACTAAGCAAAACCCAGATCCATGGTCTGATTTTAAAGATGAGTTAATTAAAAATAAAATTGATATGGAAGGATATGATGCCATGGCAGATCAAGATGATTTGTTTAATTCTAAAATGGTTCAGTTTTTTGAAGATTGTGAAGTACACGATGAGTTTGATCAAATAGACAATGGTTATATCTGGATAGATAATCCAGATCCATCTAAATCGTCTGAACTAAGATTTAAGATACAGTCTTTTCAAAGATTTATGAAAAAAATGGGTAGTAACTGGAATAATAGAGAGTGTACTAATTTCTTACAAGTAGGAGGAGCGGAACCTAAAAAGAAACATGCTAACATACAGACCAGACATTGGAGAAGTCCTATGCCTAAATTACCTGAATATAAAAGGAAAGAAGTAAAACATGATAAATCAAAAGCTCCATGGCAAGACAATTAAAGTATTTGGTCCTCCTGGAACTGGAAAGACCTATCAGTTACTAAGAAGAGTAAAATGGTTTATTAAGAATGGCATCCATCCCTCTGAGATAGCTTATTTTAGTTTTACTAATAAAGCCGTAGATGAGACGGTAACAAGATTAAAGATAGCACTACCTGATTTAACCGAAGACGATTTTCCTTATTTTAGCACTATTCACAGTTTTGCTAGGAGACAATTCTCTCAGATCCCTGTTCTAGATCCTACAGAAGACATGATCCAGTTTCATTCGGATTATGGAACTATAAAAATTAATGCTCAAAAAGGATTTGAAGACCAGAAGGTATTTAATAATTGGTCATTACAGATATACGACCGAGCACGGAACACGAAACAAGACCCTATGAAAGCCTATCAGCAGCAAGATAGGAAAGAAGTACGTAAGTCTCAGTTTCAATCTATTATAGCTGCTTATGAAAATTTTAAAATGATAGAGACTTCTCCAGGAGTTAGAGAAAAAGATAAATTAGATTTTACAGATATGATACAAAAATTTATTGAAGAGGGAGTGGCTCCTAAATTGAAAGTGTTAATGGTAGATGAGTCTCAAGATCTAACTCCACTACAATGGGATTTGATTATGAAATTAGCAGACAACTCTGATAGAATTTATTTAGCAGGAGATGATGATCAAGCAATCTATGAATGGAATGGTGCAGATGCAGATTTCTTTATACATTTTCCAGGTAAGGTAAAAGTATTAAATCAATCTAGAAGAATACCAGACAGAGTTCATTTTTTCTCTCAGTTGTTATTGGCTCCAGCAAAAGGTTTTAGGCAAGAAAAACAATTTAATCCAAGAAAAGAAGAAGGATCTATTCAAACTTATTCTAGTTTAAGGCATGTAGATTTTAATCAACCAGGTAGCTTTATGGTATTATCTAGGATCAGGTCTATTAAAGAAGAGGTAGAGCAAGATTTGTATGAAAAAGGAGTATATTTTCAAGATGTACAAGGACGAAAATCATTTAGAATAGAGCAATGGCAAGCTATTAAAGCTTGGAACCATTTAATGGAAGGTGGCTCTGTTAGTAGAGAGGAAGCTTGTATTGCGTACCACTATATACAAAACATTGACCACGGATACCGAAGCTCAGATAGTATTAAATGGAGCTTTGCTCACCCTAATCAAGTATTTAATTACGAAGAATTACGTTTAAGAGCAGGGTTAAGAGAAGCTAAAGGACATTGGATAGATGCTTTTAAGATAAGATTTAAAGATAGAGAGAAACAATATTTAATAAGATTATTAGATAATAATGTTAACTTAAACGAATCAGCTAAAATTACCGTAGACACTATCCATGCAGTTAAAGGAGGAGAGGCGGATCATGTAGTTCTGTTAAGTAAATCTAATTGGCCTGCTCATTACGAAAACAAGAATTTACAAGATAAAATAAAGGAATTAAGAGTTTGGTACACAGGAGTTACTAGAGCAAAAAAAGCTTTACATTTGATCAATACTGACCATAAATACCATTTCCCTCTGGGTAAATTTTATAATAACTATAAGGCGAACTATGACAAATAAATCAGAAATGGAACGTGCCTTTCCTAAAACAAGACAAGAAGGAGGAGACCATTACTCTAAACATAAAATTCAACCTTACACATTTATACAAACTAACGAATTATCTTTCTTTCAAGGCAACGTAATTAAATATGTAGTGAGATATAAAGATAAAAACGGAGTAGAGGATTTAAAAAAGATTATTCATTACTGCGAGTTAGAAATAGAAAATATGAAGAAATAATGAGCATACCTA